TGATGATGATCGTTTCAATTTCAATCTTCTCTTGTAGATGATAAGTGTACAACAAAGGGTAGTCACCGTCAACCACGCGAAGAAGTTCTTCTGGATTCTCCACGGTATCGAATAGGAAGTTCAAATTCTCTTTGAATGTATATGCAAGAGATTGTTGCTTCTTCAGCCACTTTTTATATCTTTCATCAGCTTCTTCAGTGAGTAGATCAAAGATCCAAATCTTTGGATCATGCAAGAAATTAGAGATATAAAACTCTAGTAGTTCTTCTTTCTTGTACTTCCGCGAAAGCCTATAGAAACTATACTTATCTTTTCTCCGTGAGAATTGTTCCTTAGATACTTTGGTTTTGCCATGATATTTGATGAAGTCATAAGTGCCACCGAAATGAAACTTTAACCCTTGATACATTGCAAATGCGTCAAAACCACCAAGTTCAGTGTTCATCTTAGATTGGAAGTTTGTTGACCTTCTTAATTAGGTTTGCACTTTGAGCTTCTTCTGAAATCTTTGCTTTAACTGGCGCTGAAAGCAAAGACGCTGCAAGTTCCATTTCAAAACCAGTTTCTTCACAATGCCAAACAATTGCATCGATATAAGACAACTTCTTTGACGCGACAATATTCTCAATTAGACTTGAGAAATTCTTGATTTCATCTTTCGTCGGCATTACTTCATACCCCTCAGAGCGTAGGTAATGCAAGTCGCAGAAGAATACTGATCATAAGTACACTTCACAGAGATTGGATCAACACCCTTTGCAAGTGCAGATTCAATGTTTTTCGACATATTGTTTTGCTGATTTAGATTATATGCACTCACTGATGCAACAAGTGCAATAAGAAAAATCGTAATACAAACGATAAAAGTAATCATTTCCTTGTTGATTTTAGATTCCATGTTTACTTCCTTTCAAAATTTGAAACATCACTATGACTTCTGTAAAAGATATGACGACCAATCTTGCTCACTCTCTGAAGAGCCCAACCGGGATTTACATAATCAGCATGATAAAACGTAGATCCTTTCGTCACATCATGCTTGACACTGTAGTTCAAGAAGACTTCTGTCGCCAACTCTAAGATTTGATTGTACTCTTCTGTCTTACGAATTGTCAAGCGTTGTTTTAGGTGTTTTTCCATACAATACCACGAGAACTGGCACACGCCGTTCACTTTCTGATGAACGACACCGCAGATTGTATTCGCATAGTTCTTAGATAAGAGTCTATTCATCGTAACGTGTGCTACTGCTTTTTGCCCTTTCACTGGTTCGTTAACGGATTCGAAATAGATGTTATCCGCTAGACAAGTCACTTGCCTCTTCGATTCTGGTGATAAGAAAGAATAAGACGCTTTGAGTGGAATTTTTTTATCGATTGAATTATAGCCAATTGTTCCAAGGAACATTAAAGAACTTACACATAATGTAATGAGTATAGGTTTACTTTTCATAAATTTTTACTCCAAAAGAAAATGCCGATTGTTTCTGTTTCCAAGTACAATCGGCGAAAACTCATGCCGCAGGTTTAGGCTGCAGCTAGGAAACGCTCTTCGTTTGCGTTTATTGGCTTGCTTCTTCGACTGGGTTGCCCCAATCCTAACGGGTTTCACATTCCCGTGCTGTCCATTTCGTTACTCTTTGCCCCGTCGAAACCTGGTCAGGCCCATCATAAAAACACAATACCAAAGTAAATTTACACGGAATACCAAAGTAAATTTATGCTCTTATGGTGGACCTGGGCGGAATCGAACCGCCGTCCGGAACACTTTTCTCTCTACTTCATACAGCAATATTTTTTATGTTAAACTTCCGGCTACCCTACCTGCTACGGAAGCTACACGCTCCGCACCTGATTTAACCGCACCTTTTACTTTATTTTTAATGTTAGAAACACCCGTATCAATTTTTCTCTTTAATTCTGTACGTTTTTGTAATCCTTGAATATGTTTCGATTGTGCAGCTTTTGAAGCGGTATATGCAGATGATGCTTTATCGAAAGCAACATTTCTGCGTTTTTCCAATGATGCAGCTTTAGCTCTTTTAAAAGTTCCAGATAATCCTGTTGCGTTCTTTGCGTCTTTTTTTGCGGATCTCATTTTATTATACAATTTTTCATGTGCTTTTAGTGTTGATGCAGCAGCACCGGCAGCACGTTTTGCACGGTATTTGTTAATTAAGTTTCTAATACCATGAACTGCACCGGATACAGCACCGCCTAATGATTCATCTAGTGCCAAATCAATAAATTCTTCATATAATTCTAGATTTGGATCTTCAGCACCCGTTAATGAGAGAATTGCGGATTCTTTTAAAGAAAGAAAAATATAGTTTTCAACAAAATGTTCCATCATAAGAGAAGCTAAATAGGCTTCTTCTTCTGAAATTTCATAATTTTCATCCACTTCATTATATAGCTCTTGAGCCATAATTTCGATGAATTCAAAAAATAGACCCTCTCTTTGATTTTTTTGTTCTTCTGTTAGATACATTTTGTTTCTCCTTTTTATTTATTTGAATTGTGAGAAAAACTACCTGACCCGGATGCAATTATACATGCAAGATTGCTCTTTGTCAAGAACAGTCCGATCGTGTATTCCTCATTGTCCTTATTGTGTGTCATGAAAGAGAGTACGCCTTCTTTCGCATGGAGTGTGTCAATGCCGGCGAATACAATCTTCTCTTTTAGCTCTTTTGTTAAGAGATTCAACACAACATCTCTCTCAAAACAATTCACAGTGAATGTGACTTTGGTTTCTTTACTTTGTGCAGAAACTAAAGTAGAAAATGCAATTAGTACTGCACAGAGTATAGTTTTCATTTTATGTTCCCGTAGAAAATACATTTACGAATATTGTGTTATCTTCCAATGCTTCTACCTCATGCCATTCATTATCCACAAGATTCAATGGAACTGAGTTTTTGTTGATGATCTTTTCACCCTTTTCTTTACGTACAACACAGCTTCCAGAATGACACATCGTCAGATGATTAAAATTGTGTTCATGTCTCGGTAAACCTTCACCCGCATTTGCATGGTAAATATTTAATGTAGTGCCAGAAAATTCTACTGAATTTTTCGGCGTTATGAGTTTTACCATTAGAATGTTTCGGTTCCGGTTGTAGTATTATTTTGAGAAACTGGCATAGGTTGATTTGTAATAAGATATGTTCCGTCCCACTCCCATCCGATACCACCTTGGCCAATTGAGTCTACTAAAATCCAAGTGTTAGAATTAGTCTTTTCCCAAATTTTAGTAGGTGTATCATTTTGTGGTAGTGCAATGTGATTTGTCGGAGGATTCCATTTATCGGTATCACCATCCCATAAAACGATATTATCACAGTAATTTGGCTCAGACTGTGTATCAATTATGACGTAATTTTGTAACATTTTATTTCCTTTACCATTCGATAAGTACAAGACCCGCGGCACCAGCACCACCGTTGTTGCCGGTATTGCGGGTTGGGTGTCCAGAGCCTCCTCCACCATAATTACCACCTGCGACCGATGCACCGCCCGTGGTTGGAATAGCCAAAGAACTAAGTGAAGAATTCCCACCAGTGCCACCAATAGCCGAACCCAGGCCGAGATATGTACCACTCGAACCACCAAAAGTAAGATCCGCTCCGGAAGAAGTTGATGAACCGGAACCTGGAGCGCCGCCTGCTGTAGCAGCGCCACCACCGTTCGCTGAAATAGTTGTTATAGATTGCGTACCGGATGCAACACTTGATTGCCCACCTGCGGTTGCTGCAGAAGCCAGAGAACCAAGCCCTCCGCTGCCGCCGGCACCTATAGTTACTGACAATGTGCCAGCTGGGGTTAAACCAGTTAACCATTTAATCGCTGTACAACCGGCACCACCTCCAGGTCCGATAACAGTTACGCAGCAGCCGCTAGCGGTGGCGGCGGCGCCACCACCGCCGCCACCAACCACAGTAACTTTGATTTTAGTTACACCTGTAGGTATAGTAAATGTACCAGAAGAAGTAAAGGCTTGTGCAGACCCACCGATAAATGCTGTGTTCTGTTGGCTACTATCGTTGAATAATACACCTGTATTATTAAGTGTTGCTGGCATTGTGTTAATTCTCCCGTACTGTTGTCCTGTAGTATTTGATGTATTCTGCCAATGTATTTATATGATCTTCAGTTTTCTCAATAAAAACTAGCGGTTCATCATTTTCAACAGCCATGACTGTGACAAGTTGATCAATGTTTTTACCGACTAATTCGTCATACATGAGTGCATAAGCACATTCTTGTGCAAAGTAATCAAAAATATCATCTCTCTTCTTCACTTTCTTTGAAGTCTTGAAATCAATTACAGAGAGTACACCGTCCCACTCTGCAATTAAGTCCACGCGACCTGCCATGCCGATCTTTTCAGACCAAAGAGAACATTCTTGATAATGAATATTATTAATCTTACTCATCAGCGGCTTCAGCGAATTGAACATTTCAATTGCATCTGGCATTTCTTTT